AACCGTCAGCCAGACTATTGGGGCGACTACGAGTCCGAGACGATCCGGGCGCGTCACGGTGGCTGCTGATGGCGTATAGGGCAGCGCTTTCGAATTTCACGAAAGGGGAGATCAGCCCCGAGGCGGAAGCCCGGTTCGAGCTGCCTGTATATCAGGCGGCGGTAAGGACCGCTCGCAACGTCAAGATACAGCGAACAGGCGGACTAAAGAAGCGGATGGGAACGCGCTTTGTCGCGGAAGCTCTTTCCGCGTCCGCGCGCCTGATCCCGTTCCAGTTCAGCGACGACCAGGCTTATGTGCTGGAGTTCGGGCAGGCATTGATGCGTCCGCTCGCGCTTGGAGGACGAGTTCTGGAAACCGGCCTCGCCGTCACAGCGATCACCAAGTCCGCCCAAGCCCAGATCACCGCCGCCTACCACGGCTATGCGGTTGGCGATCCGGTCTATCTCAATTCGATTCAAGGCATGGTCGAGATCAACGACCGCTTCCTTACTGTCCAGAGCGTGATCGACGACAACAATTTCACTGTCGATTTCGACAGCACCAATGCCGGGACGTTCACCGGCGACAGCGGGGGAATCTCCCGCACCGCCCCGCCCGATCCTCCGCCAACGGCCCCGACCGTTCCGCCGGTCGAAACCAACCCCGCGCCTCCCGTTGTCGGCGGAAACTCAAGCGGTTCCTATGCTGGCGGCGGAACGAGCCCATCCGATCCTACGGATGGCATCTGGTCCGGCGTCGGGACGAGTCTCGCGTAATGCCGGTCTATCGCGTCTATCAGGCGGCGACGCCATTCAACGCCTCCGAGCTTTCGGAGATGGATTACGAGCAGACCGCCGATGTGATCTACCTCGTCCATTCCAATCACCTGCCGGACAAGGTGATCCGCCACGATCACACCAACTGGGAGTTCAAGGACGTTACGTTCGGGCCGCTGGTCGCGTCGCCCACAGGGGTGACGGCATCAGCGACCACGGCCAACACGGATTCTGCCAACAGCGGCAACGCCTATTTCCCGCAACCGGCGTCATACGAAGTCACCGCCTACAACGAGGATACGGGACAGGAGAGCCGTCCATCTTCTGCGGTGACGGTGACGAACGACCTTGCGCTGAAACGCAATTACAACACGATCTCATGGGGCGCGGTCACAGGGGCCACCCATTACCGCATCTACAAGAGCGAGAACCAGCAAGGCTACGGCAATATCGGCATTACCGATGCGCTGACGTTCCGTGACGACAATATCGGCCCGGACCTGTCGTTCGGGCCTCCGGTGGGAGACAATCCATTCGCCAATGCCGGGGACCGTCCCTCGGCAATCACGTTCCACGAACAGCGGTCATACTTGGCGCGCACCACGAACCGACCGAACGGCATTTGGGCGTCGAGGTCGGCGGATTTCGAGAACATGGATTTTTCGAGGCCGGGACGAGAGGACGACAGTATCGAGCTGGCCCTGGTCGCCAACAAGGTCAATTCTGTCAACGCGATGGTTTCGACCGATCAGGGGCTTCTCGCGCTGACCAGCAACAACATCTTCGCGGTCCAGGGATCGAACGAAGATTATATCACAGCGACCCCTCCTCCAAGGGTGAGGCCGAGAGTCCGGCGGGGCGCGTCGAGACTGAAGCCACTCCTTGTCGATAACGTGGTGTTCTACGAGACGGCCAAGACCGGCGAAGTCCGGACCATAGGTTACGATTTCGAGATGGATGGCCTCAAGACCGACGATGTCAGCATTTTCTCCCGCCATTTGTTCGAGGATTATTCGATTGTTTCGTGGGCCTATGCCGAGCGGCCAGCCTCGGCATTCTGGGCGGTGCGAACGGACGGAAAACTCTTGTGCATGACATGGGACCAGTCGCAGCAGGTTTGGGGCTGGACGCTGTGCGAGACGGACGGACTGTTCAAGGGCGTATGCGCCATTACCGAGCAGGGCGAGGACCGGGTATATTTCGTCATTGAGCGCACCATCGCAGGGGTCGCGAAAACCTATATCGAGCGCATGGCGGCGGAGTTGTGGGCCGAGCAGGAGGACGCCTGTTTCCTCGATTGCGCGCGCAGCTTCACGAGCACCGGCTATGTCAATGTGTTCGACCGGCTCGATCATCTTGAGGGAAAAACTGTCGTCGCGTGGGTTGACGGCTCAGTTGTCAAGTCGGACGCAAATGGGAACGCCCTCGTTGTAACGGGCGGCAAGGTCACGCTTCCGGTAGGCGGCAAGCGGGTCACGATTGGCCTTCCCTACCGTGCCGAGATTGAGACTCTGCCACTGGCGATGCAGACGCCCCAAGGCTGGATCAAGGCCCGTTCGCAACAAGCGGCGCGGGCGTTCGTCTCCGTCATCGACAGCCGCAACATAATCGGCGGGATTGACGCGGACCAGTTATTCGAGATCAAGACCAGAGATACTGAGACTTACGGCGCTCCCGTTGCTCTTTACACGGGGGAACTGGAAATCTCGCTGGGCGGGGCGAGCGGGACAGAGACGACGGTCCTTCTTCGCTCCGATGATCCGGTCCCGCTTCACGTTGCCGGAATCCTCGTTGAACCTGCGATTGGGGACTTGTGAGGGCCACCGTCGTCCCGGCGTCGCTTGTGCATGTCGGGCAGCTGGCGCATCGCATGAGAGAAGCCGATGGGCGTGAATGCGAAGCCTTCGGGCGCTCACCTAAACAGGCCCTTCGGATCAGTCTCAGGACCAGTCTGGAAGCCTTCACGGCTTTGGACGGGGACAACAGGCCCATCGCCATGTTCGGCCTTAGCGTAACCGATGCTTTGTCGGGGAAAGCTACGCCATGGTTTCTGGCTACGGATGTGGCTCTGGACGTTTATGCCCGCGACCTTTTGACACGGGGAAAGCGGATCATCGGCGCGTGGCTGGACGCGTTTCCGTATCTGGAGAACTTTGTCGCGGTCGAGAATGTGAAGGCGATCCGGCTCCTTCGGCATTGGGGCGCGGAGATCGGGACCGAGGAACGGATGATCGGCGGGGTTGCGTTCGTTCGGTTCACGATTGAGAGGATGGTGCCAGTCGTAGGAATCGAACCCACATCTGCCCGTTACGAAGGGGTGGCTCTGCCATTGAGCTAGACCGGCTTGGCCCGCGCCCGAGGAGTCGAACCCCGAACCCTCTGAGTAGAAATCAGCCGCTCTATCCAGTTGAGCTAGGCGCGGACGTGCATCAACCGACCTTGCGGCCAGTTAGCGTGTTCGTCTCGTGCGCCTCTGCAACATTTGGTCCTCAAAAACTGGAGCGGATAGAGGGAGTCGAACCCTACTCAGCAACGCTTGGAAGGCGCGCGACACAACCCGTGTGCTTACCCGCTTTGGTTGCAGAGACGGGATTTGAACCCGTGACCTACAGGGTATGAACCTGTCGAGCTACCAGCCTGCTCCACTCTGCAAGTCCGCCGATACAGAATCACCCTTTGTTCCGCAATATATTTCTGCTACGGCTCGGCAATGCCCATGTCACGCCACCAACGACAGCAACGAATAGCCGCGCTTTTCTGGCGACGGTGACGCTGTTTCGCCGTCCTTGGCGGCGTAGCTTAATGGTAGAGCGGTGGGCTTATACCCCATGACGGCCAGATTAGCCGACGATGAAGGTTCGAGTCCTTCCGCCGCCACCACACCATCCCCCTTCGTCTAATGGCAAGACACGCGGTTTTGGTCCGCGCAATCGAGGTTCAAATCCTTGAGGGGGAACGCTCCCGTGGCGCAGTTGGATAGCGCGCCAGATTCCGAGTCTGGAGGGCACAGGTTCACGTCCTGTCGGGAGCGCCACATCAGCGGGTGCTGGGCACAGGCCGGTCTCCAAAACCGCGCCTCGGAGGTTCGATTCCTCCCGCTGGTGCCAACGGCGGCGATTCAAGACACAGCGCGCGGCGGTTAGCGGTAGGCCCATGTGCTTGCCATTGGCCGCTGCCGCAGTTCCGCTCGCTATCGCGTCCGGCGTCGTTTCGGCGGCGGGTGCTCTACAACAGGGCGCGGCTGCATCGGCCCAAGCCAAATATGAATCGCAAGTCGCCCGCCAGAACGCGGAGCAGACGGTCGAAGCCTATCGCGATTACCGGGGCCAGGTTGTTCCGTCAGAGCAGCGCGACTTCTGGCGCAAGATCGGGCAGAGCAAGGGCCAGAACATCGCCGCGATGGCCGCGAACGGGATCGACGTAAGCGTAGGCTCTGCCCAGCGCCTTCAGGACGACACGCAGATGCAGGCGAATGAGGACTTCCAGAACCTCGCGGCCAACGAAACCCAGAAGATGAAGGGCTACACCATCGACGCCAGCAACTACGTCTCCGAAGCCAAGGCGGCGCGGGCGCGGGCAAGTCAGGCGAAGATCGGTTCCTACTTCGGCGCGGCGGGATCGCTGTTGGGCGGCCTGAGTCAGGCGGCGGTGTACGCCAAGAAGGGCGGCTGACTTGGCGCAGATCAGGATATTCCAGGGCGGCGCAGTCCCCCGAGAGGCGCAACAGGTTACTCCAGTCCGCGCCCCGCAATTCGAGACTGGCGCAATCGGGGAAGGATTGCAGCGGCTCGGGGCGGGGATTTCGCAGGTCGGGGAGGCAACCGACAAGATCGCGGACATCAACGCTCAGGTGGAAGCCAACCGCCTGTCCATTGAGCGCGACGAACTAGAGCGGCAGATCGGGCGCAATGTCCGGCAAACGCTGGGTGAGAACGCGGACGCGGCTGCGGAAAAGGGGATTGCCGATCTCGACAAGGGCACGGCAGACATTTTGGGCCGAGCATCGCCGCGCGCGAAGTCGCTCCTTGAACCAGTGTTCGCCAAGAACAACGGCGTCGCCAAGGACAACTATCTCGACCACGGCTTTACCGAAAAGGTCAAGGCGTTTGACACATCCTCGCAGGCCCGGATCGACAGCACCCTTGAGAGCGCGGCAGACGAGAGCGACGAAGGCAAGGCGCTAACCATCCTTTCCGATGTGAAAGACATTAACCATCAGCGCGCGTCCTTCTTCGGCATGGGCAAGGCGTGGGAGGACGAGGAGAACCACAAGGCCGTTTCAGGCTTCTACAAGTCGCGCGCCTTGAAGATGACAGTCGGGGCGGCGGGGAGTGCGAACGCCGCAATCGAATATGCGACCGCGCACCGTGCCGACATGACGGATGCGGACTATAACGCCATTGTCTCTGCCTACAACAACGACGCCCAGGACGAGCTTGCGACCTCGCTTGTGGACGGCGCGCCGCTGCCGAGCGCGACCACAACCACCACCGACGACGGCTCCCGCAGGCTCGACGGTGCCAACTTCTTCAAGGCGTTCATCGCTCCCCACGAAGGCTCGGCTTATGTCGAGGATTCCAACGGCGCGGGCGTCAAGTACGGCATCAATGCCACCTACAATCCCGGCGTGGACGTGAAGGGACTAACCCTCCCCAAGGCGACGCAACTGTTCGTCAATAACCAATGGAAGCGAAGCGGAGCCGATAACCTTCCCCCGGCGCTCGCCGCTGTTCACGCGGACACGTTCTTCCTCAACGAGAAGGAAGCTACCCGCATCCTCAGGGAAAGCGGCGGCGACGTTGACAAATATATCGCCCTTCGTCGGCAGTTCCTCAACGGCCTCGTCGCGTCCAATCCGGCCAAGTACGGCAAGTATCAGAACGGCTGGGAGCAGCGCACCAAAGACCTTGAGCAGTTCGCCGCTCGACAGGGAACAGACGGAACGCCGGTTGGTCACGCGCTTTCAATCGGCCCCGACACGGACCTCCAGAACTTCCGCGATTCCGTCATGGCGCGAACCGACATCGGCCTCAGCCTCAAGCGCAAGATCATCGAGCGGGCGGAGGCTCGACGTTCTGACATGCGGCAGGAGCGGTCCATTCAGGAGGATGACGCCCAGCGGACGCTCCTGACCACCGTGACTTCGCTTGGCGATAACTTCACCGACATTAAGCAACTCCCGCAGGACGCGTGGCTCAGGGCGTCTCCTGCCGTGCAACAGCAGTTCACGCAGATGGCGAAGTCCAACAAGGACAATAAGCCACTTGCTCCTGATGTGGCGCGCGACATCGGTTTCCTCTCGACCTTCTCGCCCGAGAAGCTGGCCGATCCGAAGGTTCTTGCGGAGTTCGGTCGGCGGGGCGTTCCCGCCTCCAAGCTCAACGAATTGTCGCAGCTTGGTGGTAAGGCGCTCGGATCAATCGCCGGGGCGAAAGCCGACCCCATTCCGCGCTCCACGCTGGAAAGCATCGCCCGCCCCGCTTTCGAGTCTGCTGGCTATTTCCTTTGGACGACGGAGAGCAAGAGCGACAAGGCAAAGGGTGAGGAGCGCAAGAGCGAAGCCTATCGACAGATGCAGCTTCTCAACTTCCTCTCCGATGCTTCTCAGACGTGGGCAGTCAACAACCCCGGCAAGAAGGCCGACGACGCGACCATGCGCGGTTGGGTCGCCAATGCCTTGCGGATGAACGCCAAGGGACTTCCGGAGGGGCTTCAGAATGATTCCGAGATCGTGATCCACATGAACCCGAACGACCGCAGGGCAATCGAGAACCAGCTGCGCTCGGCGGGGCTTCCGGTCACGCCTCAGAACGTCGCCGAATATCATCGCCGCTACCTCATCCTGAACGGGCGCTAATGGCTGATCCGATCATCCAGTCGATGCTTGCCGAGCAGGCATACGGCCCCATTTATTCCAGCCAGTACGCCGACGCTGCGAAATCGGCCCGCGCCAACGAGATTGCCCGTCGAATCGGGATGGACCCCGATCTTGTCGAATCGGCAATGCCCGACATGATGGCGGAAGATCGTACCCGCCGCGTCATCGCCGAAGCACAGAAAAACCAGGCTTACGCGCGGATCATGTCGAATTGGCGGCTTGCTCCCGCCGCAATCGACGATGAGCAACTGCCGAAGGTCGCGCAATCCGCGTCCGATGTCGTTGACGCCAGCAACATGAGCTTCCTGTCGAAAGCCCAGCTTTACGGCAGTTCGATCCTCAAGAGCTTTCCGCAGGCGTCCGGAAACTTCTACCGCATGTTGCAGATGGGCGTGGACAGCCTTCACGGGCTGGCAGCTAAAGGAAGCACCGCAGACGAGGAATTGCCGGTCCTCTCGTCATGGCTGGACCGGGCCGCGCGGTCGCAGGAAGCGATTAGCCAAGTCCCGGTTACGACCAGCCCGACACTGAACGCAATTACCAGCGGCGGACAATCGTTCGGCCCCTCGATCATGGCCGGGGTTGCCGCGCTTCTAGGCCAGCCCGAGGCGGGTGGCGTCCTTATGGGCGGGATCACCGCTGGGCAGACTTACGGCCAGAGCAAGGCGCAGGGCGCAACGCAGGACCAGGCGACCGCCAACGCGATCCAGCAAGGCATTGAAGAGACAATCTTCGAGACGTTGGGCGGGCGGTATTTCAAAGGGTTCGTGGATGAGGGTAAACCATTCCTGACCCATATCCTGCCGCGCCAGTTGCTTACCGAGGTCGCAACCGAAGTTCCGACGACATGGGCGCAGAACCTGTCGCAGTACGTCAATGTGGACAGGCCGCAGGGCAACGAGAGTTTCGGCCAGTTCCTGACGCACACATTCGGGCAGGATTCGCTTTCGACCGTGATTGCGACACTGGCGATGGCGGGGCCGATGATCGGCGGCTCCTACGGCGTCCACACCGCGATCTCCAAGGTGGTGAACAACCGGCTCGACACGAACTCGGCCCAGCATGTTGATCGCCTCATGGGCGCGGCGGCACAATCGACAACCCGCACCGCGAACCCGTCTGACTTTGAAGAGGCTCTGAACCAGCTCGTCGGGGAATCTCCGGCAGGCACCCTCTACATTCCCGCAGACAAGGTGCAGGCGCTGTTCCAGACGGACGACGGGGGAGCAGGAAAGTCGATTGCCGATGATCCTTTCTGGGGCCAGTACGAGGACCAGGTGAACGAAGCCGCTGCGATTGGCGGTGATGTTGTCGTTCCGCTGGCGACGATTGCAACGCACCTTGCAGGATCGCCTCAGTGGAACGCGCTGAGGGAGCATGTCCGCACCCGTCCCGGCGGCGCTTCGCTTGCGGAAATCAAGTCGCAGCCCGACAACGCCGAAGAGATCGCCAGTGCTTTGGCCGGTCATCTGGACGCAGCCCTGCCCCTGCTTCACGCGGAGCGGTTGACGAAGGGCTTTGCCGCCAACCTTGGCTATGAAGGCGAACAGGCGGATTCAGTTTCCCGGCTGATGGCGGCGGCGATGACGCGCGCCCATGCCGTCGAAAACGCCAAGCGCGAGGCACGGGGAGAGGCATCTGTCCCGCTCGACCAGTTCGCGCAGGCGTATCTCCCTCAGGCGGCGAAAATGACGCAGGCCGAATATGATTCTGGCGCAGCGGCGCGCGTGGCCATGTCCCAGGAAGGAAAACCGATCCGAGCGAGCGAATTGCCGGACGCCGGTCAGTATGAGGACGAGGCGGTTGGAGCATCGAAAGGGGCGTCAATTTCTGCTCTCAGGGCCGCCGCAGCGAGCTTTTATCGCACTCTACTCAACTCCACGGTCACGACCAGCGACGGCCGCACAGTCTCCTTCAACCCGAGGGGTTTAAAGAAAACGACGCGGGCGGGAGAAGATTTGCTCCGCGCAATCCCAGCGATCCCGTCGATCCTTGAAAATGGAACGCCGCTCCAGACGTCGCCGCCGCGCGATCGCGGGACGAAAGCCATGCGCCGCTACGGCGCGCTCGTGAACGTTGGCGGCAAGTCGATGCCTGTCGTCGTTCTCGTTCGCGAGACGAACGACGGCCACTTCCATTATTCGCTGCATCACTGGTCGGAGGTCGCTGGACGCCCGGTCGAAACCGGCAGGGATCTCGCGCAAGGCGAGAATCGCACGGCATTGGAAGGCGCGCCCAGCGCAAGCAATATAACCTCACAGGACGAACAATTCAACGAGAAGCCCAAAGGCGTCCCCCCGATCTCGCCGGAGATGCTTCGCCGGATCATGCGCGGCGGCCATGCCCTCAACGAGAACGGCGACCTTCTCCACGACACCCATGCGCGCGGCAACATATCCATTGAGCGAAGCGATGACGGACTTATGTCCGGCGCGATCATCCGCGCATTCGAGGCGGCGAACTTCTCCACAGCCGTTCACGAGATGGGCCACTTCTTCATTGAGGACCTGAAGCGCCGCGCAGTTGCCGGTGACGCGACCGATCAGGAAAAGGCCGATTGGGAAACCTTCGCTGCTTGGGCGGCGGAGAACGGTCACGCATTGAAGGACGGGATGATCCCGACCGAGACTCACGAGCTTTGGGCGCGCGGGTTTGAGCGGTACATTTACGAAGGAAAGGCCCCGTCCGCTCGCCTCAAGGTGCTGTTCGCGAGGATGCGCGACTTCATGGTGAGCCTCTATCGCTCCGTCCGCGCGTTCAACTCCCCGATCAGCCCGGACATTCGCGAGGTCATGGATCGCCTTCTCGCCAGCGACGAAGAGATCGCGGCCCAGCGCGAGGAAATGCGGCTCGCCAACGACACGCTCTCGGAACTGATGAGCGAAGCCGAGCGCAACGCCTATGCCGATCTCGGCAACGAGGCCCGCGAAGCCGCCCGCGACAAGCTGTTCGAGCGCGTCATGTCCACGCTGAAGGCGGAGCGCGACCGCGACTTTGCCGAGCGAAAGCGGGAAATCAAGTCCGAGGCCACGGCGCACTTCGACGCTATGCCGATATTCAAGGCGCTCCGCTTCATGCGGGTTGGCGTTCCGCAGGAGGACGGGACCACGCAGCGCATCTCGCTTCCCCGTGAATGGGTTGTCGAGAACTACGGCGAGGGGATGCTTGACAAATTGCCCAAGAGCGTCCCGCCGCTGGTCGATGACAACCACGCGGTCGATCCTGAGTATATCGCCAGCCAAGCCGGGTTCCAGTCCGCAGACCAGATGATCGGCGCGCTCACCGGTCACGAAACCGAGCGCCAGCAGTTGAAGGAATCGGGCGATAAGCGCTCCGTCCGGTCCAAGCTGATTGACGACATGACGGAAAGCAGAGTCCGCGACGAGATTGGCGATCCTTACGCCGATCTTGAGGAAGAAGCGCAAGCGGCTCTGGCGAACGAGAAGGAAGCCGACCGTCTCTCTCTGGAACTTCGCGCTCTGGCACGGAAGGCGGGAAAGCGCCCGACCGCGTGGCAGATGGCAAGCCAATGGGCGCGGGACCACGTCCGCTCGAAAACCGCCAAGGACGCGATCTCCGGCGCTTCCTTGCAGATGTATGCCCGCAACGCCGCAAAGGCTGCTCGCGAGGTCGAGGAAGCCCTAGTCAAGAAGGACTATCCGGAAGCGTTCGCGGCCAAGCAGCGCCAGCTTCTGAACATGGCCCTGATCGCTCAGGCGAAGCAGGCCAAGGATGAGGTTGATAAGGCCGTTCGCCGGATGCAGAAACTCGCGTCCCGGCCAACGATCAAGTCCGTCGATCAGGACTATCTCGACCAGGCGCATCAGCTTCTTGAGGCGGTGGACCTCAAAACCCGTCCGCAGACGCAGACCGACAAGCGGCTCGCCTTCGAGGAATGGTACGCGGAGCAAGTCAAGAACGGAGTTGAGCCGGTCGTTCCGCCGCAGTACCGCGTCCTTCTCGGCAAAACCAACTGGTCGCGCCTTCCGATTACCGACCTCCTGCAACTGGACGAAGCCGTGTCGCAGGTTGTGGAACTCGGGCGGCTGAAGCAGCGGCTGAAGGACGGCAAGAAGTCCCGCGACTTCAACGAAGCGATTGCCGACATGCAAGGGGCCGGGGAGAACATTCCGCCCCGCGCCAAGACAAAGACGACCGATCCGAGCCGCTCGCTTCCGGGGCGGATTCGTTCATGGCTTCGCTCTGCCGACGCGGCGATGATTAAGGTCGAGCAACTGGCGACGTGGCTGGACGGGAACGATCCGAACGGACCGTGGAGCAGGATGCTGTTCCGCCCGATGGCGGACGCGCAAGGCCACGAGACGGACCTTCTGCGGGTTTACACCAAAGACGTGAACGCGCTGATTAAGGCCATGCCGAAGGCGCAGGCCCGCGCCCTGACCCGCATTGTCGATACGCCAGAGCTGGTGATCCGCAACAAGAACCACCTGAACAACGGGGAGGCTTGGAACGGGACCAAGGATCAAGTGGTAATGATGGCGATGAACTGGGGCAACGAGGGCAACCGCCAGCGCCTTCTCGACGGTTTCGGGTGGAATGAAGCGGCAGTCCGAAGCGTGTTCGACCGCGTTCTCACGAAGGAAGATTGGGATTTCGTCCAGGGTGTGTGGGACACGGTTGACAAGCTGTGGCCGGACATCGCGGCGCTCGAAAGGGAAGTGAACGGCGTCGCCCCGGAGAAGGTGGAAGCGGCGGAAGTCCAGACTCCGTTCGGAACCTATCGCGGCGGCTATTTCCCCGCGGTTTACGACCCGACCCAATCGACCAAAGCCGCTCAGGACGAAGCCGAGAAGTTGGCTCCCAACGGCGCATGGTTCACCACCACCACACGAGCCTCAGCGACCAAGCAGAGGGCCGAACAGGTCAAGGGGCGACCGCTGCTTCTGTCAATGAGCGTCGTCACCCGCCACCTTGGCGAAGTCATCCACGACATCACGCATCGGCAGGCGGTAAGTCAGGCGAAGAGGATACTGGCCGATCCACGAATCCACGCGGTCATCGCGACCCGCCTTGGGCCGGAATATGCTCGCTCGATGAATGCATGGCTGGAGAATATCGCCCGGCCCAATACGGCGTTCTCCAAGGACAATCCCGCTCTTGTTGCTCTGGGGCGCTATCTGAACAAGGGTGTGAGCCTCGTCGGGCTTGGCTTCCGTGTGACCACTTCGATGGTCCAGCTTCTAGGCGTCCCCGTTGCCGGGAAAATGCTCGGCTCGAAATACTTGGGCGTCGGGATTCGCACCGTCACGGCCCATCCGGTTCAGGCGTGGAAGGAAATGACCGCTCGCTCGGCGGAAATGCGCGCCCGCGCAGACACTCTTGACGCCACAATCGAGGACATGATCCGCCAGCAATCGGGGAAAGCGAAACTCCAAACCATCGGCCCCAAGGGCATGGAGAAATATGCTTTTCAGGGGATCGTCTGGATGGACATGGTGACAACCACGACCGTCTGGACCGGGGCCTTCAACAAGGCGCTCGACGAGAACATGACCGAAGAGGAGGCTGTTCACTACGCCGACAAGGCGGTGCGGACGACGCAGGGCACGGGCGGAATGAAGGACCGCTCCGGAATCCAGAACGCGCATCCGCTTGTCCGCGCACTCTATCCGTTCTTCTCCTACATGAACGCGCTCTACAACATGCAGCGCGACGTGTTCCGCCAAGCCGCTCATGCGAAGTCGGGCAACGACATTGCCGAGGCCGCGCGACAGGCATGGTGGGTGTTCGCCGTGCCAATGCTGCTCCAGGCATTGCTCTTCGGGGACGGACCTCCGCCCGATGACGACGGCGAGGTTACGGTTGAGGATTGGGCGGAATATCTCGTCAAGTCGATCATGCTCGGCAATCTCGGTTCTTTGCCGCTGATCGGCAACCTCGCGAACGCAATCGGCGGTGGATATTCCTACCGCTCCAATGCGTACCAGCAGATCGGCGAAGGCATTGTCAACGGCTACAAGCAGGGCGACGAGCTGCGCAAAGGAGAAAGCGAACTCAAGGGGTCAACGATCCAGTCGGTACTTACGACAGTTGGCCTTCTGACCGCGAAACCATTGGGGCAGATCGGCGCGACCTCTCGGGGCATTTACGACTATGCCGAAGGAAACGCCGACCCGCAGGACGCTGGCGATTGGTACGAGCTTCTGAGCAAGGGGCGGATTTCGCAGCACCCGACAGCAGCGGAACAGCTTACCGGCGAGAAGCCCTAAGCTCCACAACTCTAGCTGCGGCCTTGCCGACCATCTTCTCGCGGACCTTTATCATCAACTGAGGCCCAAGCGCGGGTTCGGAAGAATGACACTCGTCCATTGCCGCGATCGCGATGTCGCGCGGGCGCTCGCCTGACGGCTCAAGCCTGCGAACCTCAGTCGTGATACACGACCACCACGGCGTCTGTTCGATGGGCGAGGAGGCGGCTGCGATCAAAAGCAACATGGCGCGTGCTTTTGCCCCTTTCGCCACCGCGATTCAAGAGCGTCGTCCGCTGACTTAGCCATGGGTCCATGACCGTCTCAGCAACCAATGCCTTTTCCGGCCCGCTGCTCGGGAACGGCGCAACCACGGCATTTCCGTTCACCTTCGCCGCTCAGTCAGCAGCCGAAGTGTCAGTCTATGCCGATGGCGCAATCTTGGGGTCAGGCTTCACCGTTGCGCTCAACTCCGGAAACGAGGGCGGGACGGTCACATTTGACACCGCTCCTGCCTCGGGCGTCAAAATCCTGATCGCATCCTCGCCAGACTTCACGCAGGACGTTTCATTCACCGATTCCGGCCCCTACCTGGCTGAAGCACATGACGACGCCAATGATCGCGCCGCTGTTCGCGATATCTATCTCAAGGGGCTGGTTAGCCGTGCGCCGATAGGCCCTATTGGAGAAACCCCTGGCCCCCTCCCGGCGAGGGCCGACCTCGCCGGAAAGTTTCTTGGCGGGGACGCCGACGGGAACCTTGCCGCCCTCTCGGGAACGGGAGCCGATTCCGCCCTTCGAACGGACATGGTTTCGGATTCCGGTTTTACCCTCATAAAATATAAGAACTCCGACGCGAACGCTTATGCTCGTTCCGGGGCGCAATTGAAGGCGATGGGCGCGGACGACAGCGATGGCCTCAGCCTCGTCCACTTTATTGACCCCTCTCTCGATGACGGCCTTCTGGACGGAATCAACGCGACGGCTCTGGACAGCGCCTTCACCAATGCGCTCGCCAATCTCGCCACGGTTCAATCCAGCACTGGCCGAAAGACGCGCCTGCTCATCCCGGCGTTCGAATATCTCACCTCTGCCGCCGTTCCGTTTAGCGTCGATGATCTCGTGGTCGATGGCTTTGGCGCGACGATTTCCAATCCGCTTGCGACCAATGTGGCAGCGTTCGGCCTCAATGGCGATAACATGAAGATCAGGGGGTTGGGCTTCCACCTGACCGCGACCGCTGGCGATCCCTCGCCTTACATTAACGTGACCGGCGCAAACATCACGCTTGACGGGGTGAAGATCGACCGCGACGCCCTCGCGCATATCCCGATGTATCTCCGCGCTGGGGCGGACGGCTTCTGCATGTTCGATTGCGAAGCCAACTGGTATGGCGGAATCAACTCCTACGGCGTCAGCAATGTCGCGATCATGCGGAGCAGGTTCACCAACATCAACCCATCTTCTGCTGACGATGGCATTGCGATCAAGGCATCGCCATCGTTCGGCAGCAGCACGGCTCGAAACTGGAAAATCGCTTACTGCCATTTCGACGGGACCGACAACTTCGTTGGCATCGGCTCCGAGATCGGAGCTGCCGCCGCTAATGACCCGACCTATGCCAGCATTGTCGAAGGCGTCCACATCATCGGCTGCACCGGTAATAATTGCGCGAAGATGCTCTACATCAAGCCCGGCGGAAATGACGCGGTGGACTATCGCGACGGAACCGTGCGCGGCGTTACTCTAGACGATTGCACGCTGACCGATCCGAGCGGGACTAGGCTGGCAACTGGCATCTGGATCAGCCCCGGCCGCGGAGCCCGCGTCTTCGATGTCACCGGAAAGAACAACAAGATCATCGGGCGCTGCCATACCGGCTCCTCGAACCTTTACGGAATGTGGATTTACCTCCGCAACGACGGCACCGGCACGGCGGACGTGGCGGTTGATGAAATCGACGTTGGGATTGAGGTCATCGACCCGTATCAGGGAGTTGCTTCCGGCGGCACGGCTCCCGGCTCCCCGTTCACCAGCTTCGTTAATATCGAGAAGGTGGACAGCGCTCACGGCACGGCTTCCAACATCACGCTAGATGTTGTCGGCAAGGGTTGTCTGCAAAGCGCAATCAACATCGCTGCCGGTTTCGACGATGCGGTGACGGTTCGCAAGGCGCATCTCACCAACGTGAACACCAACGGCTCGACTGCCTACGGCGGCGTTGCGACAAAGTCGCGGATCACGGTCGGGACGGACATTCAGATGACCTCCTTT